TGATGCTGGTAAAACGGCAGAAGAGATGACGCCCGAGTATGTTGACGCAGGTAAACAGGCTCTGTATTACATTTTACAAAACCTATCTAACCGCGGTGTTAATTTGTGGCTGTTAGAGAACAAGGTCATTGGTGCAGCGACAAACTCTCAATGGGTTTCGTTACCTGAGAGCACGATTGACGTGCGTGAGGCAAACTGGGTATACATTACTAACCCAGCGTATAGTGGTCTAATCCCAACGTCAAACGTAAACGTGGTTAACCTGTTTGATCAAGACGCAAACGATACACTAGATCTTTTTGCAACCACAACATTACAAAATAACTTCTTTGGTGCAGCGTACAGCGGCCAAACAAGATTGTTTTATGTTGGATTCAATGGGTACTCCCCAGGGACAACGGCAACTTATACCCTAGACTTTGAGGTTAGTGACGACGGAACAAACTGGACAGTGTGGGAATCATTCCCGTCCACTACATTGGCTGATCGTGAATGGGCATACTTTAGCATTAACGCCACACAACCATTCTATTACTTTAGATTAAAAAACCGAAACGCAGCCGCAACATTCTCGTTGCGCGCCATCCAGTTTGCGCAAAGCCAGCAAGTCATCCCCATGGCCAGACTAAACCGTAATGACTACTGGAGCCTCCCCAACAAACAGTTTCCCAGCCAGCGCACACTGCAGTTTTGGTTTGACCGTTTAGTTGAACCGCGCATGTACCTGTGGCCTGTGCCAAACAATAACTACCAAGTCTTTCAATTAATTGTAGAGACACAGATGCCAGACGTTGGCTCGTTAACAAATGAATTGTATTTACCAAACCGCTGGATTGGTTCTATCCAGGCCAGCCTATCACACAAACTAGCGCTACAATTACCACAGATTGATATAAACCGTGTACAGTACTTAGAGACACAGGCCACTAAACTAGAATACGACGCAGCGCAAGAAGAGCGTGACAAGTCACCAATCTACTTCCAACCTAACATAAGCTACTACACACGATGAGCGGCGCATACGTAATGACCTACAGCAATCTGGTAGAAGACATCCAGCGTTACATGGAACGTGACGACGCCGGATTTGTTGCGCAGATACCTAGCCTAATTGGTTTGGCTGAGGCCGCAATTGCTGCCGAATTAAAGTCGCTACTACAATTAACTGTAGTGGAGACCACATTACCCACCAATGTAGACGTACTGGCAAAGCCAGCCCGTTGGCGTAAAACGGTGTCAATGAAAGTTAATGGTGCGCCTATGTTATTGCGCTCACAAGATTATATTGCACAGTACCAGTCGCAATCTAGCAATGGACAACCAAAGTATTACGGTGAGTATGACTACAACAACTGGAACTTTGCACCAAAGCCAGATGATGACTACCCAGTAGAAATTATATATTATAGCTTAATCCAGCCACTAGACGATAGTAATCAAACAAACTTGTTCACGCGCGAGTGCCCACAGGCGATGCTGTTTGGTACCTTACTACAGGCCCAGGGGTATTTAAAAGCCTTGGACAAATTGCCTGTGTGGAAAGGGTACTACACTGAGTCACTAGCTGCGTTGAAAAAAGAAGACAATTCGCGTCGTATTGATAGAAATACTACGGTCCAGGAACCATAAACTATGCCAATATTTACATCACCGTTTACCGGAACAGTCGTACAACCAACCGACGTGTCGTACTATGCGCTTAGCTTTAGCGCAAACGTACAGCTCTATTGGCCCGCCGTTGTTAACCCAACGCAAGTACCTGCCGCTCGTATTATTGATGCCACACCATCTGTCGCCAGTTTAATTATTAAACTGCCAGAGGCAAACCAAGGCACCACCGGCGCAGATATTTTAATCCGTAACTTTGGTGCTGTAGCGTTTACTGTACAAGATTTTGCAGGCACTGGATCGGTTTCAATTGCCGCCGGTGTATCTAAATACTTTTACTTATCTAGTAATACAACCTCTGCTGGTGTCTGGCAAAACGTTACGTTTGGTGCTGGCACATCATCTGCTGATGCCGCTTCACTAGCTGGCGCTGGTTTAGTGGCTCTTTCTGGCCAACTAAACACCACACAAAACATTATTGAGGTGTCATCTCCACCAACCGTTACCAACGCCAGCCGTGCCAGCACATTTATCTGGACCGCCGGTAACAACACTATTAACTTACCAACGGCAGCCAGTTTAACGGCGGGTTGGTTTATTGCATTTAGAAATACCGGAACTGGCACGTTAACATTTGCACCACAGGGCGCGTCGTTAATTAACGGCGGTGCAACATTAGGTGTAAACCCGGCGGAGTCAGGTTTTATTCTGTTCCAACAGTCAACCAACAACTTCTTTACCGTTGGTTTGGCGGCGCCGTCTAATGTAACATTCACGTCTGCATCATATGATGTAGACTCTATTATTGGCAATACATTTAGTCTTGTGTCATACGCACCAATTATTCAGACATATGTTGCGCTATCTGGCACGCGCGCAACCACATTAGCGGTTACCTTACCAGCTACAACACAGTTGTACGTGTTGGTTAACGACACAGGTCAGGCTGGATACAATATAACGTTCCAAGTATCTGGCAGCCTGCAGACGCCAATTAGTTTAGCGAATGGCGCCGTCGCCTTAGTGCTAAGCGACGGTAATTTCTTGTATGTTATTAGTCAAACAACGACCAATATATTTCTTGCAATTAATGGAACCGCCGCGGCGCCATCGCATTCGTTCATTAATAACACCAACACAGGTATGTACTTAGTCGGAACTAATGTGCTTGGTCTATCAGCCAACTCAACTAATATGTTAACGATTGATAATACCAACACGTTGAGCCCCCAAGTATCAACACCTGCAGCATTTAACGCGGGGTCCATCAGTGGTGGGACGTTCTAATGGCCGGAGAAAACAAGTTACCAGATCAATATAATCTGGTATATACACTTGGCGTGCAGCCAGGTATAAAACGAGACGGTACAGTATTTGAGTCGCGGGATTTTAGTGACGGAGAGTGGTGCCGTTTTCAACGTGGTGTGCCTAAAAAAATGGGTGGCTATCGTGAACTGTTTGCAACGTTTACTGGTATTCCACGAGGCATGATTGCCAACTCGTACAATGGCGTTAATTACGTATTCGTTGGTAACCAATATGGTTTAGAAGTATTTACAACAGGCACTACATTTGGTGTTGGCAGTGGTCCGCTTACTGTAAATATTTTACCAGGCTATTCTCCATTTACTTTAGTATCTAATACCGTCAGTCAGTTTGTTGTAGCAGGCAATGTAACCGCGGCATTTCCCGCAGGCATGAAAGTTATTTTTAGCAATAACACTGCTACACAGACAACAGTAATTAGTTCATCATATACAGCACCAAATACTACGGTAATTGTAACGACATCTAGTATTGCTGGGTCACCAACAACGGTGTCGTTGTATGATGAAACATTTACCGCTGATGCAAATTTGTTGTGGCAGTTTGATTTACAGTACTCTCCCGCTGGCGGTTCGTTACAAGTGTTGGCTCACCCAGGCCTAAACTTAGCAAATATTGACAACGCAATTGAGACCCAAGTATTAACCGGCAGCTTGTTACCAAATTCTTCAAACCAATGGAGCTTTCAAGGGTTAGCAGATACTGGTGGGCAAAACCCAACCTATCGCCCAATTGTAGTAGATGGCGGCGTATGTGTGTTGTACCCATTCACGTTTGTGTATGGATCAGACGGTTTTATTGCCAACAACAACGTCGCAACCAATACAACGCTAACAACGTACAACCAGCAGACAATTACTGACTGGAATGGAGCAACCGCTAACCAGGTCAACATGGCCTCGTCTAAAATTGTTAGGGGCATACCCGTGCGTGGTGGTACTAACTCACCATCCGGAATGTTTTGGGCAACCGATAGTTTAATCCGTGTTTCGTTTACTGGCACGAATCCGCTGTACTGGCGCTATGATATTATTTCTAGCCAGATCTCAACCATATCATCCTCGTGTTTTGTTGAGATGGATGGTATATTTTACTGGATGGGTGTTGACCGATTCTACCTATATAACGGTGCGGTCTCTGTACTGCCAAATGATAAAAACGTAAACTGGCTATTTGATAACCTCAATTTCGTACAGCGCCAAAAGGTATGGGCCACTAAAGTACCTCGGTATAATGAGATCTGGTTTTTTTATCCCCGTGGCGATGCAACAGAATGCACCGACGCAATCATATACAACGTTAAAGATAAAATTTGGTACGACGCTGGAAGTGCGTCTGGATCACGCAGATCATGTGGTTATACCACAGAAATCTTCCCAACGCCAATATGGGCTAGCTGGGAAGATATAAACACATTTAGCCCGCCGTTTACTGTAATTGCCAAACCCGCCAGCCAACCAGCTTTAAACTCTAACCAAATTTATTTAACCGGAGACGTGTCAGTTACATTTGGTGCCGGTGACTACATCGCCACATCTAGCGGCAGCAACCCAACGGTTTACAAGGTAGTAACTAGTCAGTTTTTATTTACGTCTGCCATACAGGCGACTAACCCAACGGGTGTGACGTTAATTACGGTAGACACAAATTTTAACCCGGCTCTTGTTGCCGGTAATTTGGTGTACTACATCGAGGGTGGGTACCCACTTTGGCAGCATGAGTTTGGCACAAACGCAATCACGTTTAACCAAGAGTTTGCAATTACCTCAAGTATTACAACCTGCGACATTAGCTGGGTTGGTGGTATACCGGCCCAAGACAGCGCAACCGGTGTAAATCGACGTATGCACCTACGACGTATTGAGCCGGACTTTGTTCAGTCTGGTACTATGGGAATGACTATTCTTGGTCGTAAGTTTGCCCGTGGTGATACAGAAAACTCTGGGCCTTTTTACTTTGACCCAGACACCGGCAAAATTGACCTGCGCGTAGAGCACCGCGAGATGAGACTAAAGTTTGAGTCTAACGTACTGGACGGTAATTTTGAGATGGGCCGTTTGTTAATTACGGCAGAGTACGGCGACGAGAGACCGTGAGTACCCAGAGTTTTTTCCCAATCGACCCAGAGTATATGTCTTGGGAAGATTGGAACGGTAACTTCCTACACTACTTTAGTGAGGAGCCAATTATGTATGACATTGAGGATAATTGGAAACAGGTTGCTAAAAACATTAGCCAGTTGACTACGTTTGAGAGCTACCCAGTGCCAGACCCAGAGGCGTTTGAGACTTGGCAGGAGTGGGCATCGGCGCTTAGCTTTATTTTAAATGGCCCAAGCGCTTGATTTAGGGCGACAAACTGATTATTTTTGCATTAGTATAAGTAGAAGTATTTAACCAAAGGAGATAGTATGCACGGCCAACAAACCATGAAATATCTAAACGACAAAGCAGTTGCTGACGCAATTCTGGCTAATCGTAAGATTGACACAAACGCTGTTAGCCCAGCCTTCCAAAAGGTTGTAGAAGAGGCCCTAGCCGCAAGAGCAGCAGTTTCTAAGTAAAGGATTACTATGGCCGAGATGGTCGATAGCAACCAACAAGAGCTGCCAACAGACCAAATCGTAAAGATCGCGTCTGAAAATACGCGTTCGCCCTACTCATTCAAACAGGTATATCTAACTTTTGTTAGTGAGCTTGGTATAGAGGGCGCAGTAATTTACCGCTTTGGTAACACAATTTTTATTATCCACCGCTCGGAAAGCAAACCAGAATATGGTATGTTCCGGGCTTTAAACGCTGATACCGCGCAAAACTTTGTAGAAAATGGCAAAAAGTTTGTTGACCAAGCAGTTTCTGATGGGTTTAAAGGATTAAAAACACAATTTTCTGATCCTTCTGTATTAAACGTATTTAAGATTATTGGCCGCGAAGAACAAGAACTACAGAACCCACAGATGGGATACACCGTTGCTAAGACACAAGACAATCAGATTCAAGTAACATTAATTCTTGGTGAAAGGCTTGGTAAATAATGGCAGCCGTTGTAGAAGCCGTATCAGACGCCGTTGAGTCCGTCGGTGATGCGGTTGGTGCCGTTGGCAGCGCAATTGAGGGCGTTGCCCAAGACGTAGGTAAGGTAGTTGAAGACACTTCCAAGTCCATAGGTAAAACAGTAGAAGCGATCATAGAAGACCCGGTAAAGGCGCTACCTTTAATTGCGGTCGCCGTAGCTGCGCCGTACGCGGCCCCCTATCTATGGGCCGGTGCCACAACAGCCGAGGCGGCTCTGATACTTAACACCGCCTCGCAACTAGCCCAAGGTGCCGACCCTGTAAGTCTTGCAACAAATTTTGCAACAAATTTTGCAACAAATTTTGTCACCCAAGGTTTAGTCGACGAATTTGACTTAACAACGGGCAGCGACATTGCTGACCAAAGCATCAATAAAGCAATATCCTCAGCCGCGCAGACCGGCGATGTAAGTAAAGGCTTGGCCACTGGAATTGTATCTGGTGCGACATCATTTGCTAAAGATGCTGTAAAAGATTTTAATACGAGTGGCGGTTTTACAAATGCCGGCACCGGCGAAGATTTTAATTTAGCTGAAGGGCAAGAACAGCTAGCTGACATTACATCTCCAACAACAGACCCGTTAACTACATCACAAATATTTAAAGACGCTATAGACTCTGGGTTTTCTCCAGAGGAGGCCTATGCCATAGCGCAGGGTCAAATGGACGCAGATCAATCCGGCGTGTCACCGTACGCACCAACGGCGTCAACAGATTCAAACGTATTGGTAACGGCGGCACCCCCAGAGTTTGACAACGCAGAACCTTTGCCAGACCCAACACTAACCGAATCTGTAGAAGAAGAGTCACCGCTAGATGTCTTAGCCAAAGAACCATCTCTAGAAGAAGAATCCCCGCTAGATGCTTTATCTGAATATAGAGATCCGTATTCCGATACAGGCTACGAATATAGAGATCCATATTTTAATATGAGCGGCGGTGTTATGAATACTGGCACCGGCGAAGATTTTGATATGAGCAGTGTCACATCACAAACAGGTGACTCTGGTGGATTAAAGACTACAACATTTGACGACGGCTCTACTATAACAACCGACGCAAATGGCGACGTTGTTGATTTTACAGAGTCAACAGATGAAGATTTTTATCCAGACACTTACGAAGAAACTCCAGACGAAACATCACCAACTGGCTTTAAGTTTAACTTCCCTTCAATAAAGGGCGCGTTATCTAAGGCGGCAAAATATAGTAAGGCAATACGGGGGACAAGAAGTCCAAAGAGCACAACAACTACCCCCGCAGGTTTAGACGCCACAACGACCGGCGTTAATTATTTAGGCTCGTCATTGACACCTGGAATTGCAAGTGGTAACCCTGAGTTTAGTATCTTTGGTGAAGTGTCTCAGGGACAGCCTGACGAAAACGTTGGTTTGTTTGCTACGGGTGGGTCTACTTCT